CGGTTAGTTGAGCAGGCGTGCTTCGCCTGACTGATAGTTCATGTGGGCCACTTCGCGCCGTTCCGCGAAGCTGACGATGTCGTGGTTGCACCAGTTATCCAACAACCCGGCAAGATCGTCACGACTCTCGGACAGCAGGGCAGTGGATTGCTGCTGCATGTCCGCGATCACCGCATCCGCTGCCTCGTGGCCCTTGAGCACCCGGCGCATGATGGCGTTGCCCGCCATGCGATGCGTCTCCCGCACCACTTCCGCCAGTTCCAGAATGCGCCGGATTTCCGCCGTCAATGCCGGAACGTGATTGATCGTGAAGCGCTCCGGCGCTGGGCAGTTCGCCGCACGGCGCAGGCACACCCACACCGCCTGCGTCCAGGAATTTTGCAGCGGCATGTCGTGACAGGCGATCCACACCAGACGAGTGAGGTTCTCCATGTCCTGATGCGTCAGGAAAGTCGGCGCTGGCGAGACGGCGGTCTTGGCGGTGTAGGTGCCGGTCTTGCGGATCGAGGGGAGGACTTCACCAGCCAGCCACTTCTGGAAGGGTAGCGCCTTGGGCTTGTCTGATCTAGCGAGGAAGAAGTACAGGCCGGGTTCGGAGAGGACGGCGGTTTCTTGGTCGCCGGAGGGGGTCACAACGGATGTGACCCCCCGCCATTCTTCCGGCACATGCTTGATTCGCTGAGTGCCTGTCCACGTGTAGTCGAGTGCCTCGGCAACATCCTTGGCGACGAACCACGGTTCGCCGTCACGGGTAACGATGCGGATGGAAAACGAGGGGGTGAATTGTGCAACGATGGGCGCGGCTGCGCCTTGAGTATGGCTCATGGTCTTGCTCCTTGTCGAGACTTAAAAACCTCATTTGAAGTGAGGGCGGGCGGGAGCTTCAAACCCAAGACAAGTTGGGCGGACTTCTTCCCCTTGCGGGTCTTGTATCCGTCACACTCCCGCCCATAGAGCAAACCATGAGCGTAAAAAAACCGCGCTATCGTGGCGATCTGGACGCTTGTCTTGGGAGTTTGAAGCTCCACAGCGGCCATCATACCGTCACGACTGTTCCTGTCAAGCCGCAGCATGAGCGGCAGCCTGTTCATGTCCTTTCTGCACCATGTCCGGGCGCACGATCTCCAGCGGCAACCCGGCCATGATGGCAACCGTCCGCGCATGGCGATCCGGGATGCGCCGCTCCCACTTCACCACCGACTGAACAGAAATGCCTAGTTTCGTCGCCACGGCACCGCGCCCCCCGGCCATCGCCAAAATACCTTCCACCGTGTAGCCGATGGGTTCGTCTGTTCTGGTCATTTCACGTTTTCGATTGAGAAAAACTCAATGTTATACAGAAATCGCCATATTGCCAAGGCTGAGTATTTCTTTATACTGACCAAACGCATGAAAATAACTGAACGAGCGACCTATGAAACCCGTACTTGCCCAGCGCCTGCGTGCTGCACGTCAGGCCATCACCCCCGAAATCACCCAACGGGATGCCGCCAAACACATGAGCTTATCCGCCTCCGCCATCAATCTATGGGAGCAGGGCAAGACCGAGCCTTCCGCCTCCGCGCTGGCCGAACTGTCCCGCTGGTATCATGTCAGTTGCGACTGGCTACTGGGCGTGGACAGCGGCAAGCAGGCCGCCATTGGCAACAAGCAAGAAGCCACGATCTTCACTGTTCCCGTTGTCCCAGCATCTGCAATGGCCCGCTGGCACTGGGATGTTGTGGTGGAACTGCTGCAAACCGCTGTTGCCTATCCGCCACAAACCGCAGCGGCCATGCTGGTGGCCAGCGATGCGCTGTCCAGCGCCTGCCCGACCGGGTGCTATGCCGTTATCAGCAAGGCCCATGTGCCCGAGTCTGGGCAAGTCGTGCTGGCCGTTATCAGCAAAGCCAGCGAACCCGTGCTACGCAAGTACGTGCGTGAAGGCGGCGACGATCTGCTGGTCGCCGACGACATCCGGTTCCCCACCTACCGCATGGATGAAGGCGTCAGAATCATTGGCCTGGTGACAGAAATTACCATCCGCAAGAGCCTGATTTAACCAACCAGACTCAACGCTATATAATTTTTTTTCGTTCCGATGGTTGAGTTTTTCTCAACGCCATGTATGATTGAGTTTCCCTTAACCAACGAAGGAGCGAAAGTGAAGAAATTTCTGACCGATTTTATGTACTATCTGCGCATCTACCGGCACATGCCGCCGTTGTTGCGCGTCCGTACTGCGTGGCGCAATGCGGGGATGACGCTATGAGCCAGACGATCGAGCAACTATGCGCCGACTGGCTGAAAGCCAAGCAAGCCGAGCAGAAGGCCAACGCCGAACGCATCGCCATCGAAGATCAGATCGTGGCGCTAACCGGCAAGCGCGACGAAGGCGCCAAGACCGTGGATGTCACCGGATTCAAGATCACTGTCACCGGCAAGATCAGCCGCAAAATGGACTGGAAAACCTGGGAGACGATCAAGGCCCAGATTCCCGCCGAAATGCACCCCGTCAAGTCCGAGCCTAAACTGGATGAAAAGGGCGTCAAGTGGTTGTCCGACAACCAGCCCGACATCTACAAGCTGCTACCCATCACCGTGGCACCCGCCAAGACCGCCGTTGAGGTCAAGCCCGTGGAGGTCGCAGCATGAGCGCCGTCACCAATCAGTCAATCGACCTTCGTATTGATACTGTGGCCTACCATCGGATGCCCGGCACGACCACCACCATCTGCGCCATCAAGATGGTCAATGGCTTCACGGTGCTGGGCCAGTCGGCTTGCGTCAATCCCGCTGACTTCGATCAGGAACTGGGCGAGAGTCTGGCCCATGACGATGCCCGCGGAAAGCTCTGGCCGCTGGAGGGCTACTTGGCTGCCGAGCGCCGTTATCAGGGACTGCTTGCCGATGAGCATTGTCACGCCTGTAAGGTTGAGATTTACTCAATCGGACAGAAAATGGAGTGGCTTTTGAGGCAACCGACCAAGAATTTCTCACGCTTCGGCGTGATGCTGGTGTCGGACTGCTGGTGTGAAATCGAAGGGCATATTGACCTCATCACCCGCCTTCCAGACGGAAAGCTGAAATGCCTGCACGACCTGTTTTATTCCATGCAAAAGGAGGCTGCGTAATGGCTACTGCATCAATCACCATAGCCGACGACGGCGAATCCGTAACCGTGTCTGCTGACTTTGGCGACAAGGTAGAGCCTGAAGCGCAAGCGCACCAGATGGTGTTAGTCCTGCTGGAGTCGATCCTTGGCAATGTCAAGCGATACGAAACCATTGAGGACACGGCGCCAGAACACAACGTCGAGCCTTCACGAATCATCACGGAGTAGGCGATGCGGGCAGAACAGGCAAACAACCGCCGCTCACGCGGCACATCAACGAAAGGAACGACCGATGGCATTCAACCTTGACTCTATCCGCAAGGGCAAAATGATTCACGCCCCGCGCATCTTTATGTACTCCACACACGGCATCGGCAAGAGCACGTTTGCCGCCAATGCGTCAGATCCCATCTTCATCTGCACGGAGGATGGCTTGGGCAGCATTGACACCAGCAGCTTCCCGCTGGCCAAGACCAGCGCCGACGTGATGGAGGCGATTCGCACACTCTACACCGAGCCGCATGATTACAAGTCCGTGGTTTTGGATTCGGCAGACTGGCTTGAAAGCATCCTCGTCCAAGAGATCGAAGCCAAGCATGACGCCAAGGAACTAGCCTACGGCAAGGGTGCATTGCTCCTGGCAGACAAGTGGCGCGAGGTTCTGGACGGCTTCAACGCCCTGCGCAACGACAAGAACATGGCGGTCATCATCATCGGGCATTGCGAGATCAAGCGTTTCGATTCGCCCGAGGTCGAACCGTATGACCGCTACCAACCCAAGCTGCAATCGCGTGCCTCTGCGCTGTTGCAGGAATGGGCCGATGCCGTCCTGTTCGCCAACTACCGCACCATCGTAAAGAAAGATGAGGTCGGCTTCAACAAGCAGGTCAATCGCGGTATCACCACGGGCGAGCGCCTTCTGTACACACAGGAAATGCCGGCCTATCTGGCAAAGAACCGTTACAACCTGCCGGCCTCGCTGCCGCTGGACTGGAACGCTTTTGCAAACGCTCTGGCGGCTTCTGCTGCCTGAATGATTGAGATTTCCTTAACTTTTTACCAACTGCTATAACGAAAGGATCGAATGATGGCCAATCTCGCAGGCTTTGACGCCTCCCAAGTACCCGAGCAACCAGAGTTCTCCGCGCTGCCCGAAGGGCAATACGTGGTGATTGCCACCGCTTCCGAAATGAAGCCCACCAAGTCAGGCACCGGCCAGTTCCTGCAATTCACCTTTGAAGTGCTGGACGGCCAGCAGAAAGGGCGCAAGTTGTGGGCACGTCTGAACCTTGTCAATCCGAACCAGACCGCCGTGGATATTGCACAGCGCGAACTGGGCGCCATCTGCCGCGCTGTGAATGTCATCAAGCCCAGCAACTCGGCTGAACTGCACAACAAGCCGATGCTCATTACCGTGGCTGTCGAGATCGACGACCGCAAGCGCGAGAGCAACATCATCAAGAAGTACAGGCCGGTATCCGTTGGCTCTGCTGCGCCGACTGCTTCCGGTGGTGCCCCGTGGTCTGGCCAAGCTGCCCCCGCTGCCGCACCGGCTGCCGCCGCTGGCACGCCCCCCTGGGCACGCTAACCCAACAAGGCCGAAAGCGAATGCCGGCGCACTGGGGGTTCCCGGTGCTGGCCATCCGGTGCAGCGAGTAGGCCGCCAACTTCCATAGGAGATTGACGTGCAACAACCATTCAACCCGGCCTCTGTGCCGATCAACTACACCCTGAATTTCCAGCAGGTCAATCTGCTGCTGGAAGGACTGGGCAAGCTGCCGCATGAGCGCGTGGAGCAGCTTTACACCGCCATGCGCAGCGTGGCCCTGCAAGCCTTGCAGGACGCCGAGCAGGCCCATAACGAGGCAGCCGCACGCGAAGCCGAAGCCGAGCGCGTTCGTGCTTTGCCCCCGGAAGCAGCGGAGGGCACAGCATGAGCACCCAGACCCGCATCTATCTGGTGACTGACACCGAATCCGGCAAGAAGCGCCTGGTTCGCGCCAGCAACCAGCCGCAAGCCGTGCGCCATGCCGCCTGCAACAAGTTCACTGTTGAAGTGGCCGGTCAAGACGACCTCGTTTCTCTGGTGGCCACTGGCTGCCCGGTCGAGGAAGCAGGTGCCGACGAGCAGCCAGAAGCGCAGGAGGCCCAGCAATGAACCGCTACCTCGGAACCAAGCTCATCAACGCCAAGCCCATGAACCGCGCAGAGTACAACGCGCTGCGTGGCTGGGCTGTGCCTGCTGACGAGAACCCAGACGACGCCGGGTATCTGGTCGAGTACGTCGACGGCGGCAAGGCCAACCATCCCAACTTTGCTGGCTACATCTCCTGGTCGCCCGCTGATGTGTTCGACCGCGCTTACCGCCCGGTTGTCGGCATGTCCTTTGGCGATGCCATTGCCGCCCTCAAGGCTGGGCATAAGGTGGCACGCACCGGGTGGAACGGCAAGGGCATGTGGCTTTCTCTGTCGGCACACGGCGGCGAATCGCGCAGCGTTCCTGCTGGTGGCTTCTGGTCTGAGAACAACTCTCGCTATGCCGCCGAAAACGGCGGGGCTGCTGTCGTACTCCCCTGCATCACCATGAAAACCGCAACCGGCGAAATCCTCATGGGCTGGCTTGCCAGCCAGACCGACATGCTGGCCGAGGACTGGCTGATTCTTGACCCTGAAAGGAACGCATCATGATCCGCCACACGGCCAGCCCAACACAGACGCCTCCGTACATGTCAGATGCCGAATGGGACGAGGCAGCGATGTTCGGCCAGTTTTCCAGAGCCGGAAACGATGAGGAAGTGGTGATGTTTCGCCGCATCGACCTGGCCTCGTACCTGTCGATGCTTCAGGACTCGTACCTGTCGATGCTTGAAGTCGAGTCAAAAAGCCCCAGGGCGATCTCTGATTCTCAGCCAAACGCGGGCAACAGCGTGACAGCCGGGAGAGACGGGCAGCCAAAGCCACGAACAACGAGGGACTGAACGATGGATTATGGAATTACCGTCATCGACAT